GTAGCGCCCATGGCTATAAGGTTCTGATCATCCCAACCAGGAGCTACAATTCTATTAGGATTATACTGAAGCTTATCCTGTAAGAGTGCATAAGCATAGTAAGCCGCAGTGTAGTTGAACTCCATAGCCATTACAGACTGTACACGGGTGTTACCGATAGTTGCAGGAACCAAAGCTCTTACTGCTGTAACATAGCTTGATGCAGTTACACCTGATGCTGTGAAACGGATTTCTGCATAGTTACCTGCCTTTGTAATATCAGCCGCAGGAGTAGCTTCGCCATCAGATGAAGAAGGAGCAATCTCATCTCTACCGCCGCTTAGAGCTACAGGAGATGTAGTACCTGCATATGTAGAAGCATCTGCATCAGTTACACCGCTTACAGCAAGAGTTACGAAGTTAGAGTCAATATCCTCAAGGACATCGATATATGCAGGAAGGTCTACGTCTGTAGGCTCTGCAATCACGAAGTTAAGGTTTTCAACTGCTGTTGCACTGCCATTTGCATTGATTACCGACACGATAAGGTTCCAATACCAATGTGTAGTGTCGAACTTAGCGGCTGAAAGCTGTAATCTGATATTATTGCCGAAAGAGCCAGGGTACTTAGCAGACACATTGAAAGTCTTAGATGTAGCTACAGTAATTGTACCGTTAGCCTTGTTACCCGAACACATTCTGTATACAAGCACATCATATCCTGATGTGAGCAGTGTGATAGCTTCCTGATAAGAATAATCCTTGTTTACCTTATAGGTACTTGAAGGACCTCTGTATGCAGAAATAAATGCTTCAAGACCCTGTGGTGTAGCAGGGAACTGTTGCCACTTATTCAGACCTGCTGACTTCTCAAAGCCTGTAGCATCATCTGTAAGACCTACGGTAGAAGGAAGCTGTACAGCAGGACCCCAACAAGCCGTAATAGGAAGTGCTACAGTAGCAAACGCATTATTTCCTACATTAAACGTATAGTTGTCAGAAAACTCATTAATAGTAATCTTCGCCATTATGATTCACTCTCCTTTGTTTTTCTTGTCCTCTTAGGGGTAACTTCAGCAGTAACCTGCTCCGCATCGCTCTGCTCTGCAACTATCGGAGCAGGCTTCTTACCTTTCTCAGGGACAGTAACTGTATCTGTACGGTAAAATCCGTCCACGTTAATAGCACCAGGGACATCTTTTTCATCCCCAGGCTTAAATTCTACACCATAAAAAGTCTTTGTGGTATAAGTTTTATTTACATACCTCATAGTTTTTCACCTCACAGAGTTATATAATTACTACCTATATTTAAGGTTTGATTATTCTGCGTGTATCTCATAACCGTATCGTGGTATATGATGTGGTGTATAAGATAGTAATACAGCTCCATCGCATATCAGCGGAATAGATGTTTGATGAAGCTGACCGCTTTCAATGTATTCCGAAGCGCCTGATCGCTTTTCTATAGCATCAGGACGTTCTATGCGTACACCGAAGCGAAGTTTTCTATTTAGATGACTAACCTCATAAGGTACTACAATAGTTAAGTAATACATACTTGTATACTTAAATATAAGCTCCTTGACTATCTCATCCATATCTATTTGATTTGATGTCAGTACAGTCAGCGTGTACTGCAAATTTACAGGCATCACACGCTCGTTGTATATCATGTTAGTCTTATTGTCCATGATAGCCTGTGTACCTGTATGTTGCATAGTGAAGTTAGTTCTGTCGGTATCGATGGCGTAGTCTTTGCGCTCTACAGCTATGATGGGAAGATGTATTTTATCATCCTGTATCTGCGCAGCTAACCCGATAATATGCTCGGGGTCTATGACCTTAACTACAGGATCTGCGCTGTCAGGCATATTCACAGTAGCCTCTATATCGTTGACTAATGCTTTGTCATACAGCCATATCATATATTACTTCTCTCCTTTCTGCTCGGAGATGTAGTCACCTCTATAGTCCGTAGGTGTTTTGAAGAAGTGATTAGACGATGTATATATATTTTCGACTTCTTTCTTGGTTCTTCCGACTGTTTGCTTATCATATACAGGTACTACCTGACATATAAGATGATCGGGGCATTGCATATCCATGGTTATCTCTGTCACTCTGAATGTCTTATCCCCCATACCGTTGTATTGCCCCGAGAAGTGAAATAAGCTATCTTTTTGTACATCAACAAGATTGAAGCTACAATGTATAAGAAACGGAAGGTTCTTATCGTTTTCGACTACCCAACCTAATCGCTTGTAGGTTTTCACCTTGGGATCTCCGTCGAAGAATATATGTGTATTTATAATATCCGAATAGCTATCCACTACGGCTTCGCCCTGTTCGTTAGTTGTAGCCATCAGAGGATATTGGTATCTACAAGGAATACCTTGCATCTCCAAGGCTTCATCATAATACTTCCGCATTATGATAATATCTTCACCTATAAGGTTCATAACATATCACCTACCTACTGCTAATTGTGCATTATGCATAGCCGCCATTGTATAACCCCTATAGGGATTTCCCATTCGACCAAGCACAATGCACAAAAAGCACACATATAAGAGAGGGTTTAGATAAATTCATTTAATATATCATCGATGTTTGCAACGAAGTTTAACCAACCCCAAGACCATATATTAGCCTTAGATGTAGCAGATATATTCACAGCACTACCCTCTTTGAGTGCTTTAAGGAACTCCTGCTCCGAAGCGCCGTATGTATTTACAAGCCAATCGGGATTGGTGGACACGTTGAATACAATGATATAGGGCTTATACTCTTTCTTACCGAAGCGCATAGTATATACAGGCAGTATGCGAAGCTTATCATAACCGAGGGATTTAAGCTCTGCTAAGAAGTCCAACTGACCTTGAGGGAGATTGAGCTTCTGATCGAACTGTACTTCAAATCCCCACTTATGAAGCTCTGCAAGTATCTGTTCAGTAGTAGGCTCTACAGTGATATTATCATTCACCTCAGTAACGATAGTACCCTGAGCATTGAGTACACAAGTAAACAACGGACCGTATTGTTCATGTTTTACCTGTATGCGTAAGCCTGTAAGAATATCAGCCTGTATGAGGTCTGCAACTGATATATGCAAGTATCGGCTATTATTCGATTGGACATTTTTGAGCTGATGCCAATCGGTGATAGAGTAGTTAAGTTTATCGCCCATAGTATCACGCCCCAATCTGCTCAGACACAGTATCCAATGAAGTATCCGCAGGCTTATGTGTCTCCAAATAGTTGATAAGCTCTAATTGGAAAGGCTTCAGTTCGTCCACGTTACTATTGGGATACGCTGAGAAGTACCGAGCAATCATGTCTATCTTGAGCTGATAGTATAACAGATATGTCTCAGTTGCTGTAAGCTCAGGATGCTTCTCACAGAATATAAAGTATCGAGTCACCACCGAGCTAAATGCTTTCTTGACTATCACATCAGCATCTGTACTCAGGTCTGCTGTGTGCAATGTCTTAAAGTTATTGCTATTGTACTGTTTAAGCTCTGTGAAGAACTTTGCGTATGTATCAGAACTCACCTGCTCCACCTCCTGCATTCATATTCATATCATCTGTAGCATTGTTGTTGACAGGCATTACCCAACCTGTAGCAGAAGCACCCAACTTCGGGAACGCTTCTGTAAGTATCTCAGAGAGACCTTCCTGCCTTACGCCGTCATTCTGTACATTGGCATCATTGATGAGTTGTACGAACTGCTGTGCTTGGTTCAGAGTACTATCACGCTTATCGAACTGAATTGTACTCTGTGTGGTTATGATGGGAGACATATGCAATTCAAACTGATCTATAAAGCCTTTGAAGCCTCTGCGTGTGAAGTACATATTGATAGCATCTTTCCATCCGTTTATGTATGCCTGCTGTATTCTTGTAAGGATATTAGCATATAGTGCGGATCTCTGAGACATAACAGATCCTGCTCCACCCAAACCCTCATTAGAAGAATAGTTCATAGCCTCTTTAGGTATACCGAGTACTGACAATTTCTTATCCTGATAGTGGTCGAGCAATGTATTCTCGGCTTCGGTAGCCTGAGCCATATTGAGGTCTGTAATAGATATAGAGTCCTGTCCGTCGGTCTTTGTGATATACACAAAGTTGTTAGGAGACTGTGGATTAAGGAAGCTCTGAGTATCACCATTGGCAGTATTAAGAGATAACTGCTGTTCAATGGAGTCCTTGATCTGTTGCATATAGCTCTCAATCTCTGTCTCCTCAGCCCCACGGC